TGCTACCAATACCACCTAATCCCATTGCTATAAATATAGCTCCAGCAAACATTCCCTTTCCTTTAGCCATTTGTTTTTCTAATTCATTTACTCGTTCAGATAGCATAGTGCAAGTTTTATTCATTTCGCTTATTTCATTATTAAGCTGAGTGACTACTGCTACTAACTGTCCTGCTTCGTAATCTGTCATGTTAGACATAAGTATCCTTTAATCGTCTGTACTGTCATAGAATACAGTAATAATTGTTACGCTCATTAGTCTGTTACCTCTGTCCAGTTAGTTGTGTCTTCATTCCAGATATAATCACCATCGTCAGGATATGCAACTGGTGCTTCCCATAAGCAAGTAGTTTCATTTAGTGTCCATGATGGATATGGCTGTGGTGGAATAAACGCATCTTTTTCTCTATCGTAAGTAAAACCAATACCTGCATAGTTTTTTCTTAATGGTGTTCCACCTAATGTATGTTCACCACCAATTGTATTGTAAGATGTTTGTATCCACTCACCTGCTGAATCATCAACAAATGTATTAAAGAATTCTGCTTCTGCAACTATGACTTTAGTCACTATGCCTTCTGTTACTTTTGCGTAATGTGCCATAATTTATCCTTCGTATGTTCCTGATGAATTAAATGTCAAGATAGTATCTGAACCATCTGTAGTGACTGTTGGAGAACCTGTTGTAGTTCCTGAGTAATTATCAGTAGGTATACGAAGTATTACTATCCCAGACCCACCTGAGCCAGCTCCGCCTGTTTGGTTGTTTGCACTTCCACCTCCACCACCGCCTGTATTAACTGTTCCACTTCCTCCATTAGCACTACCGCCACCACCTGTTCCTCCAGCTCCAGCAGAAGCACCACCTCCACCACCACCTCTACTTACGCTTGAACCAGTAATGTTATTTGATAAACCAACTCCTCCTGTCTTACTAGATGACCCTGCACCACCTGCTCCTCCACCGCCACCATTAATATCATTACCACTCCTAGATGCTCCAGCAAATCCTTGCCCACTAGTTCCAGATTGACCAACTCCACCTTCTGCTCCACCACCGCCAGAACCACCAGAAGTAGCAGCAGCCCAAGCACCTGCTCCACCTCCACCACCTAGAGATGTTATATCAACACTTGTTCCGTTAATAACTGAGTCTGTTCCGACACTTCCTGCTGTAGCTGCATTTGCACCATAAATACCACCTCCACCTCCAGCTCCTACTGTAATTGTATATGTAGAACCAAATTGAACTTCTATATTAGATTCTGCAGGACTATTGCCTCCAGAAGTTGCGTATGATGTTCTGTAACCACCAGCTCCACCACCTGCACCGCCATAACGACCACCAGAAGTACCATCTGAACCACCACCACCACCGCCAGCTATTACTAAATAGTCTATAGCATAACTACTGCCAGATTTAGTAGTATCTGTCCAACCAGAAAGAGTATTGTATACCTCTATAAAACCTGTATCAGTATTGTATCTTGTGTAGCCATTAGCTGGGCTTGCTGGTCTTTGAGCTGTTGTGCCTGTAGGTAAAGCAAAGAATCCTGTGGAGGTTGTAGATGTATCGTATACAACACCACCACCACCGCCTATAGCACCCCAAGCACTTCCATCATATCCTTCAAACCCACTAGTAGTAGAATTAAATCTAATCATACCTGCTACTGGTGTGCCATCTCTTTCTGCTGTAGTACCACTAGGTAATTGTCCAGAGCCTGTACTAGCAGTTTTAGCTACATAATCTGTACTTGCTGTAGTTGCAGCAGTTCCTAATCCTAGTGTAGTTCTAGCTGTACTTGCGTCTGCATCATCTATTAGTGTACCACCAAAAACAGATACTGCTGATGCTGCTAGGGCATTGTCTGCTGTAGTTCCTTGTGCTGCTGTTGCGTAATCTGTACTAGCTGTGGTAGCTGCTGTTCCTAAACCTAAATTAGTTCTTGCAGTACCAGCATTAGCTAAGTCTGATAAATTGTTTGCTTTGAGTGCTGCTGTTGATAGTTCTGCTGCTGCTGCTGTTGCCGAGTTGGCTGCTTCTGTAGCACTTGTAGCTGCGTTTGTTTCGCTTGTGCTTGCTGCACTAGCAGAGTTACTAGCATTGGTTGCTTGTGTTGAAGCTGTGCTTGCTGAAGTAGCTGCATTAGTAGCAGATGTACTAGCTTCAGAAGCCTTAGTTGTTGCTGTTGTAGCAGATGTAGCTGCATTTGTTGCTGATGTAGCTGCCTCACTAGCTTTAGTAGTTGCTGTAGAAGCACTGCTTGCTGCATTTGTTTCTGCTGTTTCAGCATTAGTCTTTGCTGTTTCAGCATTTGTTTCTGAGGTTGCCGCTGCCGTAGCTGAACTTGCTGCTGCGGTAGCTGAATTAGAAGCGTTAGTCGCTTGTGTACTTGCAGTAGATGCAGATGTACTTGCATTACTTGCAGAGGTAGAAGCACCAGAAGCAGAAGATGCTGCTGAAGATGCTGAGTTACTTGCATTTGTTTCTGATGTACTAGCATTACTAGCTGATGTACTGGCTGATGTTGCACTTGATGCTGCTGATTCAGCAGAAGTTGCTGCTGCATTAGCTTTTTCTGTAACAGAGTTAATTGTTACATCAGTGTTTGCATCACCTGCTCCACCATCACCACGAAATATTGCCATCTTGTACTCACTATATAATATTAAATAAAAAGCAGCCCCCGAAGGGGCTACCCATTTATCTTAGTTCCTAGTTTTTAGGTACAGAGATAACTAGACCACTTTCAGGTCTAACTGTTTTAACACCATATAGAGTGTCAGCAGTCATCAAATCACCCAAATACTCTTGCTTGTATTGAGTTTGTGTACGAACACCGATTTGTTCTGCTAGTACCATTGCATCTTTCTGAGCCATGATAGCACCAATAGTATCAACAGCAGATGCTGAGTTGTCAGCAGCAGTTTCAACTACAGGTAGGTTGTTAGACACATAAATGTCAACACCATAAAGGCTACCGATTTGACCATTAACAACACCTCTGTTATCTACGAAGTCAGAAGATTGATAGCGATCAATGCCCATGATAGTAGTACGAACACTTGGTGGGATAACTAAGAATCTTCCGTCCATAGGAACATCATTATCGTCAAGTTGTTGTACTGCTTCTCTGAAGGCTAAGTCAGTAAACAAGTCAGTTGCAGCTACAGTATCAACTGCATAAGCAGCCAATCCATTAGCAGCATCAATGTAAAAACTGTTAGAGTGAACAAAGTCAGAACCTGACCCATTGTCATCTCCAAAAGTTTTAGCTAACAAGCCTATGTCAGAATCTAATTGTGTTGCTAAAGCATATCCAGCATCTTCGGTGTAGAAACTACGAAGTGAAGGTTGTGCTTGAACATCAACAATATCTTCAATTAAGCGTGAGTATTCAAAGTGCTTGTTAATTGCTACTTGCACTTCAGACTCAGTTGCTGCAATCAAAGTTACTTCTGTGTTTGCTGCTTTAGCAGAAGCTGCACCACGAGTAGGTTTAGGGATATGAATTGTATCTCCCTTCTTTCCACTGTGATTCATTTTGTTAATTAAGTTCGCGAGAACCAAATTTTTCTTGTAACCAGCGATGATCTCATCAGACCAAATCTCTGGTATAAAAGTAGCCGCTGTAGTAGTGGTTACTTGATTAGTACCTAATCCCATTTTACTATTCCTTTTAGTTTAAGTTTATTTTACCCTCCCTTCAGCATAAGCCTTGTCAAACAAATCAACATTCGCTTGATACCTCTGGGGGTCGTTAATCATTAAATTAACTATCTCAGAACGCCTATAGATTTTTCTGGACATTGGTTCACCTGAACCTTTGCCACCTGTAGATGCTGCTTTAACCTGTAGCTTACGATCTTTTTCGTTAAGACTTTCAGTCTTTTCGACTACTCCCTTGATTTCTTTCCAATTAGAAAGAAGCTCATCAGCAGCATTAAAATCGTATTTATCAGCTCTTTGAAATAACTCAGTACGAACAGCAGATGATTTAATCCAATCTACAAAGTTTTCGTTTTTAATGATCTCTTCATAGTCTGGGTGTTTTTCACCAATTTGTTTTAGAATTGTTTGCTGTTGTTGCTTAGCAAGCATTTCTTTCATCTGAACTATTGTTTCGCTGTTTTCTACAGCCTTACTAACAGAACCTTTAGGATCATCATAAAAATCTAATTCTGGTTCTTCTTCTTTTTTGGGGCTGTTGGCATCTTCATTAAGTTTAGCCTTGAGCAAGTCATCAACTGATTTACGAAGGTCGCCTACTTCTGAACTCTGTTTACCCAGTAGCTTTTCAGCT